TATATTATTTATTTTTTTTTGAATAGGGATACCATGTTTATAATGTTTTTGACATTCACCATTCATTATTAATAAAGAACCATTATTTAAATCTAGTCTTAATTTATCTTTATTATATTTTCCTTTTATATCAAAAAATCTATTACAACCTAATGAAATTGATACAATTGGTCCTTTTAGATCCTTTTCATCGTCAGAATGCATTCCTATATTATCTTTACCAGATCTATATCTATTACCTAATATATAATTAAAAGAATATTTATTATCAAATAAATTCTCTATTTTTTTTTTTAAATTTATTAATATTATATGTTCATTTATTTCCAAACCTATATTACTTAATCCGCTATAATTATATCTTAATTTATTGTATGAAAAATTAATTGTTTCTCTATTTTGTTTACATTTTTTTCCAAATAAAAAAAATTCTAGTGATTTCCAATCATCTAAATTATTTAAATGTTGAAATAAATCGTTTGATTCTTTTTCTTCTAAAAATTTTTCAAAATAAATTATAGTGGATTTTTGTTGAGATAATTTTAATATTTTCATAGATTAAACTGTGAAAAAGTTCATAATTTAATCAATCAAATTTTTTTATATTGTTATAATATGAATCATATATCACTTATAGCTTTATGTTTAGGAATTATAGCTGTATTATTAAGTATTCATTATATGAATTTTGGAGAAAAATTATATACAGAATTGAAAAATATAAAAACAAAGTGTATAACAAATAAAAAAAATAATAAAAAAGAAAAAGAAATTATTTATTCTATTTTAGAAATACAAAAAAAAACAGGTTTAAATATAAATACATTAAAAGATTTAATTATAAAATATAGTAAAACTGTTATAAACGATAAAAATAATACTAAATCAAAAAAACAAAATATAGAAACTTTTGAGGATTATCATGATATTCATAATCCAAAAGAAATATATATAAATTCTGAAAATCGTGGTTTTAATAATTATGATATTTTTAATCAAGCATTAAATAATATTTAAATAATTGTTTTAATTGTTATTTGACCACCAATTGGGTGTTAAATAAGGAGGCATTTCATTTGTATCAACACAAGGCATCATAGAAGGTCCTCTATTTAAATGATTTAATATTTCAGAATAACTTATATAATAATTATAATATTTAAATCGTGATAAATATCCACTAAAACCATTAAAATTATTAACATATACATCTCCGTAATTCTGTTTTGGCAATCCTTCCAAAACTTTTCGTTTTACTAAATTTCCATTAAAAAAAACATCAAGATTTTTTTCACGAAGACATATTGCCATATGAAACCATTTATGTATAGGAATATTACTTATTTCTATATATTCATCAATTTTTTTAAAAGAATTCATATATACCCTTATAATATTTTCAGTAGGATGTAACCATACACCTGGTGCTCTTAAAGGCCAACTTGTTGAATTTCCTTTATGAAATACATGTTTCCATTTATTATACTCATATGTCCAATCATCTATATGTAACCATAATACATAAGAAAATTCTATTCCACCATTTTCATTTTCCGACCTTATTAATGTTCTTGCATCATCTTCGTGTCTTATAGGATCTTGGTAAATTATTCGTCCTTGTTTTGCGGATTTAGTGTTTTTTAAAAGCCAGATTGATGAATTTTGCCATTTCTTATACTTACTATATATATTTCTACTTAATCTAACCATTATAAGAATAATTATTATAGCTATTATTGCTTTTATAACTTTACCACTTTTTCCTTCCGGAAGCTTATTATACAGTGAATTAGCTCTTGTTCCTATTGATTTTCTTGTATTATTTAAAACATTCATTATATATATATTATATAAATATAAATTTTCTAAATATAAAAAAATTTAATATACTATTTTTTTATATCTACTTGACTTATAAAATATCTATATTTTTAAACTTCCAGATTTACTAAAACTCGAGGCTTCTGCTCCACTTCCTGCAGCACTTGCTGTTATTGAAATATCTCCTTTTACCTTAAAATTACACATTTTATCGTATAAACTCCCACATTCATTACCACATCTATAATAAGTCCAAATTTCATCTGGATCTAATGCTCTATTAAAATACCTAAATTCTCCAATATATCCTTTAAATCCCCCTCTTTGTAAACAATATAAATTTCCATTATTATATTTTGGCACACTTTCATATGTACAACTTCGTGCTAATTTACCGTTTAAAAATATATCTAATGTTCTATTATGCATTACTAAATTAACTAAAATCCATCGCTGTAAAGGAATATTAACTATATCACATTTTCCTCTTCCTGTCAAATCTAATGAAGTTTCTGAGCCAAATAAAGGATTTGCTGATATTGGTTCATCCCAATTTTTGATTGCACACATCTCTTTATCTACCTTTGAACTCATATCTCCTATATCAGGATAGCACCAGCTTCTTTCTAATTTATTTTCACCAGGATTTCTACAATAATTATGTTCTTTTAATTCTAGATAACTTTCACTAGTGAATTCATTTTTACCAGTTTCATGATTATAATCCATTCGTCTTAAATCAGGAATATCCCAAAATTTACAATTTCTATTGTTTACTGTCTTATTTATATTTGTTTCTTCTCCATGCGTTGATACTCTTATCATTAAACTATTAGTATCAGGGTAAAGCCAAACTCCTGGATTTACTTCATTTGCCATACTATCACCTTTATGAAATATATGTTTTGGTTGACCATTTCCATAATTCCAATCATCTATATTTAGCCAAAAACTATAAGTATAATCATATCCATAAATTGATCTTGGTAATTTATTTGCCAATATTACTGTTTCCGGTTTTTTTTTTTGTGTTGAACCTTCTTCTCCCTTTAATCCAAATGATAATTTATTTAATAAATCACCAGATTTTTCCTCTATAATGTAATCTGCTGGTCTTGTTTTAAAAATTAGTGATGAATGCTTACAAAAATTCTTAAAATACTTATAAATTTTATAAATAACTAATATTAATAGAATTATTAATAATGAAATTATTAATATAGTAAATTTTTTATTTTTACCCATTGCTGACTTAATATTTCCTAAATTATTACTTATTGTTCCTATAAATTTATTATTACTTACATTCGTCTTAATATTTTTTAAATTATTATTAATCCTTTCCATAAATATATTATATATACATATAATATTTTAAAATATGCATTATATATTTTAAAATATTAATATTTTTGAATTTTTTTTTGATTAAATTTATAAAAATCTTTTTATTTTATTTTCTTATTAAATGATTTATCTGTCTATAATTATTAATATCTTTTATAGTTTCTAAATTATATATATTTTTTTTTTGTTTTTTTCTATAATTTATAAATTTATCTATAATTGGAGATGAATTATCATCTAATATTTCATCATCTAACATTTCACTGGGATTATGTTCTATATTAGTTTTTATATCTTGATTAGGTATCATAGGTGCTTCAGGTATTTTAGATACATCCGATGTAATACCTTGATCAGATATAGTTGTGATGTCTAATGCTTTGTTTCCATCAATATCTACCTTTAAATTAGGATTTGTTTCCAAATTAGAATCTAAAGATACATTAGCTCCACTTTCTACTTCAGGTGTTGTATCTACATCAGATGTAGTAGCTTGATTAGGTTTTATTGCTGTGTCTGCATTAATATCTTCTTTTAAATCTTTTGTCTCAAAATTAGGATCGGATACAAGACTATGTGTTATTTCCTCGGCAGGTATCATTTTCACACTTGGTGTCATATCTATACTAGGTGTGATGTCTACACTAGGTGTCATGTCTACACTTGGTATTGTAGATACAGTAGGCTCTATTGGATTGTTAGTATTAGAAGTGTCTTCTGATAATTCTCTTATAGAAAAATCAGGACTATTTCGTAAAGGATTATACATAGAATTATAATCTTTTATATTATGTATAATTTTTTTAGAATTAGTTTGAATTGCAGTTTTGCTTGTTGATGAACTATTATTTAGCCAATTCCATCTTGAATAAGAATTATTATTGTTTGTTTCCTCACTTGCTATATTATTACTAGCTAATAAAGGATCAAAAATTTTTTTTTTCTTTTTAAAATTATATTTTTTAAAATCAGGCCATTCCCATGGTTTAGGACCTTTTGAATATATATCAGCAATGTTACTATGAACTAAAGGTATAGTATAATATTTTAATTGCGTTAATAATCCAGAAAAACCACCATTTTTATTAACATATAAATCTTCATTATTAAATCTTAAACCGCTACCTACTAAAGATAAAGTTTTTTTTAGTAAACCATCTAAATATACATAAACAAAACTATTACAAGCTACAAATGCAAGATGAAACCATCGTCCTATAGGAAAATTATCTATAATTATTTCAAAATTATTTTGCTTAACTTTTTCTAAATATTTTATATTAGGATTCATAGTCTGATCATTTAATTCTTCCGTATCAAAAAATATAGATAAATTATTTATTTTCGGATGAATCCATATACCAGGTTGACAACGTTTTGCTTTAATATCTCCTTTGTGTAATATGTGTTTCCATTTTCCTTTTTTATAATTCCAATCATCTAACCATAACCATACTGTAATACCATATTGATTATTAGGTCCTTGTTTTGGAATACTATTATTATCTATTATATATTCTTTTTTTGAATTTTTAACATTTTTTATAACTATTGGATTTAATTTTTGTTCTTTTAAAATTTTTATATATTTATTTGTTAATAAATAAATTATAAAAACAATTATTATTAAAATTAATATTATTGTTAATTTCATTATAATATAGAGATAAAAAATAAAACTAATAAATAATATAAATAAAATTATTTTTCACATGATTTACAAAAAGATTTAAATTTTATACTTGGTATTAATAAATTAGAACACAATTCTTTATTATAACATTTAGGACCTTTTGAATATAATATGGAAATTTCTCTATATTTTAAAGTAAATGGATATAAATTAAAACACGATAATAAACCATTGAATCCATTCCATTTATTTATATATAAATTACCTTTATTAATAGGTAATGGATTGTTAAATATTTTACTTTGAATTAACTTTCCATCAATATAAATTTCCATAATTTTATTTCTAAAAGTTATAACAAGATGAAACCATCTTCCTAATGGAATATTATTTACATATACTAAATTTTTATCACAAAAAAATTTTTTATTTTTATAAGGATTCATACTAATTGTATTACAACTTCCAAATTTTTTAATATCTGATACATACCCATTATTATCCAGTTCAATTGGACAATATCCTTCCTTTGAAATCAAATCTGCTGTTGTTTCACAATCGTTTATTAAAATTGTATCAGGTATATTATTTGTATTTTTATATCCTAAACGTTGTAAAGAATTAGTTATATTCTGTGGTTTATTAAAACATAATTTTTTATAATTCCATTTATATGGAAACTTACATAAATGTCCTTTCTCTGCTCCTATTTTACCAGATGTATATCTTGTTGTATTTTCACTTCCAACTTTTATTATTAGATTATTTAAATTTTTATCAAACCAAACTCCAGGACAAGTAATATTAGCATCACAATCACCTATGTGAAAAATATGTTTGGGTTTATCATACATATATTTCCAATCATTAACATTTAACCATAAAGAATAACTATATTCATTTGCTATTTCTGTATTAGAAGGTAATTTATCACGATGTATTGATATTGGATATTTCGTTGTTTTAATATCAATCATTTTGTATCTAATAATATTAGTAAAATATTTTGCTAAATCATTGCTTATTAACCCTATTAAAAATAATATTGCAATAATTATTAACGTAGATTTGAAAACTCTATTAATAAAAATATTAGTAAAATTCATTATTAATAATATTGAAACAAGAATAACTATAGCTAATGTTATACTATAAAATATCTTCTTATCTTTATTTTTTGATAAATCCATTATATCATTTACTTAGATTTAAATTATATATGATATAATTTAGTATTTTAATAATAAAATACTAAATTATTTTATACTATATATATATATTTATTAATAATAATCATACTCATTATTATTTTTGTTTTTTATATTGTTTGATTCATCTGACTTTGTATTCATATCTATATCTACATCTATTTTTATACTATAATTAATTCTATCTAAAATATTATATATTTTTCTAATTAATTTATACTTTGATCTATATGGACCATCATTATATATTGCTAATATATTATTATCAAATATTTTACTTAATAAATTATTTTTAGGTATAATATAATTATAAAGCATAAAACGACAAATATATCCATCAAAACCGCCATCTGAACAGATTTGAAGATCAGAATTAGTAGATTGTTTTGGAACATTTGATAAATATTTAGATTTATATAATTTTCCATTAATGTGAAGATCTAAATTTCTTCCATCTAAAATTGTAACTATATTTATCCATTTTTGAAGAGGAATAGAACCAAAATTAATTTTTTCAATTTTATTATCTAAAGAAATATTATATACAGGCACTTCTATTATTAAATTATTTATTTTCTCTGTCAGTCCTATATAACAATTATCTTTCCAAACAACTATATTTTTAAAATTTTTATATCTATAATTCCAATCATTTATATAAATCCAAAAACTTATAGACCATCCGCTACCTTTATTAAATGTATTACCTTTAAAAACTATATTATTATTATTTTTAAAAATTTCTTTTGGACTAATTACTACTTTTTGTTTTGCTAAAAATGCTTTATTAAATCTATTTATTTTTAATTTTGACCAATATTTATTATATTTATAATAAATAATAAATAGTATAAGTATAAATATAAAACTTGTTAAAAAAAAATACATAAAATTATTTAACATTTATACTATTATAATATATTAATTTACTTAAAATCTTATAATAAATTTTTAATATATATATATACTATAGTATGATAAGAATAAGTGATAAAGAATTAGTAGAAGGATTTTTAGGTTCAATTGGATGGGTAGGTTTTTTTTTTTATTTAAGACTTAAATTAAAATGGCCTACTCCTATGGAAGGATTTTTAGCTTGGTCTCTTGTATGGTTGTTGCGTAAAATAGGTATGCATGCATATTTAGGAATAAAAAAACAAAATAAAATAAAAGAAAGAATATTTAATATTATT